TTTGAAGGTAGACGTTATTTTGCCAAGGTAAATGTCGTGAGTTCGAATCTCATCGCCCGCTCCAATATTTTCCTTTGTTATCAAGTACTTATCTAAAGTCATTTTTGAATATTTTGAAGGTAAGATTTGAATAACCGTGACCAAAATAGCTTGGTCACGGGATTGCATTTACTTTTCGTGACCATTACTTCAACCAATCGTAGATTCGGAAGGTTTGATGAGTACGCTCATCTAAATGGTTGTAGCCGCCATTTACTGCTTTGGTGACACGTTTACATGTATCTTCGCTCACACCCTCATCACATATTTTCCATAGCCCTCGCCGCTTGTTGAAATACCACAATGCAGACTCCATTGGGTAATGCGTTGCAATCAAATGTGGTTCATCCATGACTTCCGGCAAGCGCATATCAGACGCAAACTTACGTGTATTTGCTCTGCCAGTTATTTGGAGAAAACCGCGCCCACGAAATGCCCACCCATCACCAGGACGAGTGTTACCGAGTTGGGATTTTTTACTACGGTTTTTGTCCATATAAACATAATTCGCAAGGGCTTGCGGGTTTCTTGAATATGGTTTTGCATCAGCCGGAGTTTTAAAATATCTGCCAAAAACTTTCATTAAAGCATCGACTGAATAGTTTAAATTTTCCTCAACAGCTTGGAAGTTCATGCTTTCAATGCAAACCTGTCCTAAGAAATGTGCCGCCTTTTCTGGTGACATTTCATAATAGTTCATAATTGCTTTTGCTGTCTTTGGACCAAATTGCCCATCGCTCATACACCCAACCTTAGTTTGTAGGTTGCGAAATCCCTCATTCATTATCTGTCTCCACTGGTTTGCGGCCCCACTGTCTTTGGTATCCATCTGCTTCATAGCTCTCAGCCCATTTATTTTCGGTAAATGTTGCAAAGCGGATTAGCATTTCATTCTCTGTGTAAAGTTGGTCAATCCACTCAGAATTTTCTTTAACCTCAGTCTCTAAATGTTCTATTCGATGAGCCTGTTTACTGACCCACCAGACGCCACCCACCAATTGCACCAACATGGCAAGCACAAGGCCGAGAGGAAGCTTTAAATCGCTCACCTTTTGCTCTCCAAATATAGCCTTAAACAATTCACTAGAGTGTTCAGCGATACCGCGCTAAACAGCATGACCCACTGCCATATCTCCATCTATTTTCTCCCGAAAAACTTAGTTGCTGAACGCACTGCAAAACTCGCACTTACAATGACGCCCAAGGTATATTGATAGTAGCTTGGCATTTGCTCCAACGCTGTAAAACCTTCGGCTACCACACCTCGCCCCCACTCACCGCAAAACGCTAAAATAAGTGGAATGGAAAACAAAATTGTTAACCACTCGTCTTTCCAAGAAGACTGAGAACCTTGTGCCATAATCTTTTCCCAATCGGCAATTGAGGTTTCTTTTGAGACAAGGATTTTTGCTTTGGCTTCGGCTTCCGTGAGCTTAAGTTTTGCGTTTGCTTGTTGAGCTTGCGTTTTGGCATTTAGCCACCCTCCCGCTAATTCAGTAATCGGCCCTATTAATGCTTGGAGCATGTGCGCTCACTCCTCTATCTGTTTTAGCTTCCTTACCCAACCACACCGCGAAACAAGCTGAAAAACAGCCAAATATCACGCTGCAAAATCCTGATTGATTAATCGTTGGATCTTCTAAACTGATCATCCAGTTTGTGACTTGGAAGCACATAATTGTGATGGCTAACATCATTAACCTTGGTAGTATTTTTAGCTCGTCTATTACGCTTGACGTTATCTTTACCATCGACTTTCCTTGCTAAATTAATCGCAATCTTGCGCTCACGAGTGATAACCACCACTCGACCTTTGCTGTCATAAACAACAAACTTTCCCTTACATTCTCTGAGTTTCACCGTTCAATTTTGATGCAAACAACTTTACTGTTTGCTGTAGTTACAAGCACCTTTGCATCTGCTTTTGCTTGCTTACATGCCTCTTCACTTGAATATGAACCAATGTGATAGTGGTCAAACTCGCTGCTTAATAATTGCAGCCAAAGCAATACCCACATTTACCAACGTCCCAAATATTTACCTAAATAGAATACACCGATCACAACGGCAGTTATCGACAAAACAATGCCAGTAGTTATTTGCAAAATTTCAATCTTTTGTTCGTATGCTTTTTGTTGTGCTTTTTTTGCGGCCTGTCTTTGTTTTCGAGCTTCGGCTTGCCACTGTTGCCACCTATCCCATGTTCCTGGTGGCGCGTATAACCTACAATAACTTTCTAACTCAGCTCTTTTTTGTTTTAAATTTTCTAAATGTTGAAACTCTTCCCAATCGCCTTGCTGTCCCCCTGCAATAGAACGTAATGGGTTGTTTTTCTTTTTATTAATTGCATCTTTTACATCTTCCTCTGCACCAAGAAATTTACCCACTGCGCCAATCAGTCCGGCAGTTTCTTTTCCGTTGCTAAGAGCCGTTTTGATAACAGAATAAGCCGCATTAGCGGCGGCAATCGACTCCAATATAGGCATGTTTACATTCTAGTGATAATGGTAATCAGCATCAATATCATAGCACCCGCTGATCCGATTAATATATTCTCTAGTTTCTTAATTCTTAGTATGGTCTCTTTCCATCTTTCTTCCAGTTGGGTTTCCACTTTTACCACCCTTTTATCTAATGAAGCTAATGTTGGCTTACTCATTAATCTACTCCGGCTTTGTAGGCCATGTTACATCATGTGGAAAACCAGATTGCTCCGGGACCTGACGCAAATCACCACGATATGTATACCAATCTTCGGGAACTGTTTGACCTAGCTCTTTAGCACGAATAGTCACCCAATCACATTCAGCGAGAAGTTCGTCACGCTGCGCTCTTATAGCTGCCGCTGCATCTGCATCTAAACTAGACTGATACGCTGCCTCATGTTGAGCCTTAGTAGTAGTGACGCCATCCTCTGTAGTATCAGCAAACATATCTCTTGCTACGTACTTCTCTACCCAATTTCCTTTGCTGTCTTGCTCTACACCATCACGCACACTTATCTGGTATGCTGTTGTTGTAGCCGCAGGGCTTGCGAGTACTGGATCAACATTCAACGCATCACACACATTGCTATCCCACACTCTTGGCAGTGACATGTTAGGATTAGCTGCCCTAACTTGCCCTTGCGATAAAACTTCGCCTGTTGTTCTATTTCTGTATTCACCCATTGATTGATCCTTTCATATAGGTTTGATTATGCGACTGCGTAAAAGATGTATGTACCAGGAGTAAGAAAAATTGAAATGTTAAAGCCTGATGACAGAGGGTCTATATAGTCAGTGTTGGTTACTTCAGAAGCAGCCGTATTAAGTAATAGGTAAGGGTCGTTCCCAGAAACTATGCCTCGCACACTATTCCATATGTACCAATCAGCACTAACATCTGTGCGTTTCATAAGCACAAATCTAGCGCCACTGCTAAAGCCACAATCCACATCAGTTCCACCTGCATTACCAGTATGGGTTACAGAACCAACTTTACTTACACCTGGTGCGCTAGCGAACAGGTAGGCTATGTAAGTGTCACCATTAGCATTAGTAGCATTATTTACAAAAAATTGCGTACTTGTAGGAGTGGTATCATTCCAATGAGTATTATCTGCTACCGCACTATCGTTATTTAAAGTAACAAAATCTGTTTCTGGATCAGCAGAAATATATTTGTGATAAACATACCAATTGCCTGTAGCATTGCGACTCTTAACCCATATCATTTCGGGTTCCACCGATAGATTGTGGTCTATTGCTTTACCTGATGCATTGTACTGGCCCGTGTAAGCAACCGAATCAAAATATCCTGATGCTCTTTTCCACAAAAAATTTATGTTTCCGCTTCCTACATTGTCTTGGAAAAATTTATCAGAATGATCAAATTGATAATGGTCACTATAACCTGCCTCTGCCGCATTAGTCTGTGTTATTAAATATTTATCGTTTCCACGAAGTCTATCCCCTACAAAACAATTACTTGTTGTGGTTCCATGTGTTAGAGCTAAATCAACAGCAAAACCCGTAGAAATAGCAGTATTAATTGTTGTATTGTAATCAACATCAAAAACCTTAGTCGCATCTTCTGGCACAGCAAGTGGGCCTCTGCGTATTGCCATGTAGACGTATTCATCACCAGTATAATTTATAAAAAATTGATTACCTCTTTTAATACTAAATCCTGTTGAGGTTACATCTACGGAATCTCCTGCATCCAGTTCAGCGTCACTAGCATTAGCATAAATTATTTTATCATTACCGTCAGTAGCTATACCTCTCATTACATCATACATGTACCAAGCTTCGCCACGATCTGCATTTTTAATCATAATCCATTGGGGTTCAAAGCCTAACGTAATAGAGTTTCCAACAGTTCCATTACCAGTATAACTTCCACATTTGATAATATCTTGGTCACTGTTAGGGCCGAACTCACCGTCATTGTTGTTGTGTGCGAATAGGTAGGCTACGTAGGTTTTACTGTTTCCATTTACGTCATTAATACCTCCCACTTTGAACTGTGTGGACGTAGGTTCAAAATTATACCAATAATTACCGCCATCTGATCGGGCAGCAGTAGTATTTAAAAAGCAAACATAATCTTCTGGCGCACTAGAATCTAAACCTCTGTGAAATACAGACCAAGCAGGGCCAGAATCAGAGGTGCATTTAATTATTATCATACCAGGAGCACTACCTAAATTATGATCAATTAATCTTCCGCTAGAACCGTCACCTGTATATGTAACGATATCAAAAAATTTAGGGGCTTTGCGAAAACTCCATGCAACATAATCGTATGTCTGGTCTAAATCTCCACCTGTCCAACCAACAGAAAATCCATTACTTAAAAATGAAACTCCATCAGCACCCAATCCTCCACTACCATTAGCACTACTAGGTATCAAACTTGCATTTGTGCCTCGCTCAGTGTCTATAATACGTGCTGCTTGAGCATGAGTTCTAGCTTTAAACCAGATCATTCCCCCTTCATTTAACAAATCTTGACCTGTGTTAAAGGTTTGAGTAACAGCATCATATGTGCCAGTGTATAGCTGAGTATTAAACACCGAGTCTACATCAAGAGTTTCATCCCCTGCTGCCCCAGATGCTGCCCCTAAAACTATTTTTGAAGCTGTCATGTCTTTATCCCATCGCCTGACCTAGAGTGAAGCCATAATAAGTAGTTCCACCATCAACTGTAATAAACGCAAACACATCCACCCCTGCATTTGTAGCAGTTATCGTGGGTGCCGTGGCGGAAGCCCAGTCAACGCTTGTAGGCCAAGTAATTGTTCTTGCACTACTGTCTTGAGTTACCTTTAAGATAAACGCACTTGCTCGCCCAGATGCAGCAGGATTACTAAATGTATAGGTAACATTCTCAGATAAGGTATGCGTAAACACGTTGCCATCACGTAAATTAATTGTAGCTGCATTTGAGCTTGATGTAATTGCAGTGCTTTCTTCAATCGTACCGTTATCAAAACTTACAACACCATTAGCATCTGCTGTTACAGCTTTTGATGCTGCTGTCAGCCCTAACGTTGTAATGTCTAGATAGTTTAACTCTGTAGCCGTAGCTGTTACTCCATCAAGAATGTTTAACTCAGCCGCTGTTGACGTAACGCCATCAAGAATATTAAGCTCTGCCGCTGTAGCCGTAACCCCATCAAGAATATTTAGTTCAGCCGCTGTAGACGTGACCGAAACCCCACCAACCTTAAATGCTGTAAAGTCTGGGCTAGTAAGCGCAACTGTACCCGCGTCCACGTCTTTCAGATCAGCCATAAGCTCCCTGATTGCATTGTTAATGCCGGATGGGGCGCAACCCTCGTCTATGTCCACCGATTGAATATCAGTATTGTTTGCCGCTGTAGCATCAAACTGAGTAATGTTATTCTTAGCCATTATTCAAATTCCTCTTCTAGTAATTCTGAACCGTCAAATATTCCCGCTTGCACCAGAACAGCGTTTAGCCTTTTATTTCGTGCAGCTTTCAGTTTCGCAGTAGTGGGTCTTTCCAATAAATCAGCCATTAACTTTGGATTTTTTATTGCTTCAGCAAGAATGGTTTTAACTCTTAACTTTGGCATTTTTTCAAAGGCGTTTTTCGCAGTACGAACCCCTGCCCCTGCCAATACCAGTGGAGTACCCGCCGCCTGTCCTAGCGCACTAGAGCCGCCTAAGTTTGCACCACCTATTCTCAATAAAAGATCAAAGAATATATCTTCTTTGCCCAATAAATTTTCAAATTGATCTGTGTTCGCCAATGCGCTTTCGAACTCTTTTGTCTTAGCTATCAAACGGTCAAGATTTTTCATTTGCTGTGAGTCAAACAAACCATTGACCATCAATGTTTGTCTTACAGTCTGATTACCTGTTTTTGCGTTTAACAACTGATCAAGTCTAGTACCGGAAATCATGCCACTTGAAGTTGTTGCATTGTCTAATAGTGTTTCATAAACGCCATAACGCAACCCATCCAACACACTTGGATCACCTGATTTCTTAGCAAGTCTAGATACGTCTTTAATGCCACCCGCAACATCACCAGAACGTAAAACTCTATTTATAAACTCATTTACATTGTTTGTGCCTAATACCTTGGCTGTAGTAGACTTTGTTCTTGCAAACTTAGTACCTTGTAAAGCCTGATCCGCTACTCTTTCAGCTAATCTTGCCGCTTGCTCAGTGTTAGTAAAAGTATCTGTTAATCCTAAATCCTGTATTGTTTGCGAGTTGGATCTAATAAAGTTATCAAGTTTTTGCGGGTTTACGGACCCATCATAGTTTGTAGCGTCACTCGCAAAAGATTGTAAAAATCTTTGCTGCAACTGCATCATATCACCAGATTGATCACCCGCTGCACTTCGTAACGCTTGTAGATTAAGTAAAGTTTGCTGATCTTGCCCACTTCTCGCAACGTCTAGCGTTCTAGTAGGGTCAACAGTTATACCCCCATCACGATCAAAACCTAGTGTTTTTCCTACAAAACCCTGAGTAAACTTTTTGTTTAATTCTCTTGAAAACTCTCTTGCTGTTTTAGCTATATCACCAGTAACAGGGTCTAAGTCTTTCAACATTGCATCGGCAACTTGGGAATACATCCTTGCGTCACCAAATTTGTTTTGCGCCCTAGCTTCTCTAGCAAGTTCTAGATAACGACTTCTAGTCCTTAACAGGTTGCCAGTTGTCGTTTCACCCTTACCAAGCTTTTTCTTTTTCTGATCTTTCTTTATGTCTTTTATAACTGCTTTAAGTGGTGCGGGTAACTCCTCACCAGAAGCAAGAGAAGCTTTTACGTCATTAAATGCACTCAGCGTATTATCAGCTTGCACAACTAAATCACGTTTTACGCCTGACCAAAGTTGATTTTCAGTTTTTCTTGCTGTGACAAGTGCGCTTTCTACTATGTCTCTAGCTTGCTTGTTTATCTGAGCACGATCAACATTAGGCATATTTGTTGACTGTAAATCTTGCGCCCTTTTTGCAGCGGTTTTTACACGCTCATCCAAGGATTGTACTAAGTAGTCTTGTCTAGTCTGTGCAGCTAGTCTCACTAACTCTGGATCACCACTTGTGATTGCTGCGCGGTACGCATCATTAAATTCATTAATCGCAAGCTGCGTTTGTTTTTTTATGTCCTCACTTATTTGACCACCAGATCTAACAAGCTCGTTTTCAATGGCTAAAAAGCCTTGATTGCCTGTAATTTGTCCGGCTGTACCGCTACCTTTTGCTTCTCTTAGTTTTTTAGCTTCAGCGGTAAGATCTGCACCACGCTTTAATTGATCTGTCTGGACTAACTTGGCGGCTTCTCTTTCCCTACCACTTGGCGTCAAAGTGCCTAATGCTCTTGTAAGGTTGGCTGTAAGAGTTGGCAGTACAGTTGATAAAACAACAGGAGAAAACGCCCCTGCTAACTCGCCATACATTCTAGTTGTCGGATCTCCTGGCCTTGCTTGTTCTGCTAACCCTGCACCAACTGAAGGCGCAAGTGCTAAACCTGTTTCTACCGCCGCTGTTGTTCCTGGGTTTGCCGCTGTTGTTTTCACTATATCGTCAACAGTTTGCGATACTATATTTGATTTTGGTGCAGCTTTAGCTGTTGCATCTAATGCCGATACATTTCTTGCCGCACCGAAAACAGGAAGTATGGTTCCGACTGTTTGACCAAAAACTTCACCGCCTTGAGCAAATGGTCTTTGATCTTTTGGTAAGTCCTGAATGTCTTGATAACCCAGATCAAACAAGTTTGTCATTGCGTTTCTAATAGACTGAGAGCCGCCTACTGGATTTTCTGTTATCGGGCCAAAACCTTGCTCACCAGGAAGTAAATTTAATAACCTTGGTAACTGATTTATTGCGTCAACAGGAGCACCAAGAACATCAGCCAAACCGACATTGACCCCTCTTCCGGCCCCTTCAATTTTTTCTGACGCTGTAGATGGTCTAACCTCAAGGTATGCTTTTTTAACAGTTTCAAAATCGGACGTACCTTTTTTGTCTTGGTTATCAACTAACCACTGAGCGTATTGTTCCGCTGTAGCCATTAATCTAATCCTAATATTTTGTCAGCCGCTGTCTGAGCAGCGGTTTTGCTACCGCCTGTGTTTTTGCGATAAACTGCGATTGCCCTTTCCATGTTGGCTTTGTAATTAATTAGCTGCCTTGCTTCCTCTTTAGCTATAAGACGCTCACCTTCAGATTTATCTGTATCAACAGACTCAGCGGCAAGTTGTTTAATTGCTATATCAAGTCGCGGCTTGAGCGCCTCAAATCTTGACATGAATGTTTGATTTGTATTGTTGGGTAGCGGTAAAATGCTGTCTACCTGTTCAATTGCAAATTTAGACCCTGCCCTGTTAAGAGCTTTTACCAAAGGAACTTTAATAGTGTTATTTGCTTCATTTATAACAGCCACTTGTTTTGATCTGTCTGGACTAAATGTTCCGGTGAACGCACCAAAAACAGTATTTGCAAGGTCAGTAACAACACCAGGAATATCCCCTCCGGCAGCGGTTCCAACATCTAAGTTCAGTGATGTATTTGTAGTTGTATCTTCTAACTCTTTTACAACCTTATCTACTTCGGTAGTATCGACTGTAGGCGCTTTTACCTCTTCGATTTTTGTTGGCGCTACAAATGCACCTTGGTCCCTTGCAAGCTTAATTAAATCCTGTTGAGTATTTTCATCAAATGCAAATCTTTGATTAGCAGGGTAAGTAATACCATCAACAGTAACATCTTTTCTGGATATTAAATTTACTAAACTTGCTGATTTTGGTGTAATGCCATAAAGTGCTTTATTCCAATCTTCAGATCCTTCTTCAATTCCATCATCAATTAAAGCCTGACGTTTTTCTTTAAATGCACTTAGAGGCTGATCTTTAATACCAAACAGGGCTTCATTGTATTGTTTAGTTCCCTCAGTAAAACCACTTGAAATAAGTGCTTTCTGTTTTTCTGCAAAAGCAGATTGCTTTTCAGGAGTAATGTTAAACAACGCTTCTAAATATTGTGGGCTACCTTCCTCTATACCCGCTTCAATCAATGCTTTCTTCTTTTCAACAAAAGTAGAATCTTTATCAGAAGTAATCCCGAACATAGCTTTATTATATGCTACGGACCCAGGAAGGATATCTGCCTCTTTCAAAAGATTAGCCTTTTCCTGTAGATTTGATAAGGTTGGTGTTTTAATCACATCAGGAAAAACTCTTTGGCCTTTGTTTTCACCGTCCGTAAAATATAAATATCCATCAGCCGCTTTAGCTGTGTTTGGCTTTGTTTTTCTGACAGGATTAGCAAGAATATCAACCTTGTTCGTAAGCTCATTAATCTGCGCTACTGTTCCTTTCGCAAACCCTAAATCAGCCAACTCATCAGAAGTAAGACTTCTAAACTTAGCCGTTGGTTTTCTTTTTTGTAGTTCTAAATTGCCAATCAGACTAACCGCCGCTTCAGGGTTAGCATTTATTAGTTGCTGCATCCTTGGGTCATTACCGTATTGTTCAGCCAACTTTAATAAAGCCGCCTTACGCCGCCGATCCTCTTCCATCTGTTGAAAACTGCCATATGTGCCTATTCCGGCTTGTATGGCTTGCAAAGGGTTTTGACCTTCTAAAAACCCAATACCAGTAGTAAGCAACCCAAGATTAGCTGGCATACCAAGTTGACCAAATTTATTATTAAAGTTGCCAAAAATACTCATTATATCACCCCCATCACTTCATTGCTTAATGCTGCATAGTCGAGCATTAAGTAGCCAGTTGGGTGTCTATACACGTGTTCTGGGTAAAGTTTCTGAGTCTCTTGAGCCATAAATCCTTCAGTTGGATAAGTCTCAAAACGGTTCTTTCTAGCTGTTTCATTCCACTTCCAACGGTACACATTCAATCCGTTAGGGTGCTTGCCAAGCAACTCTACATCTTCCTTCAGCCTAGCATCTGAGGCAAGCAATCCTAGAAGTCCACCGCCTATCCCACCCAAAGCGGGAGTAAGCCCTGGAATAGCCAAGGTATTCGCTAAACTAGCACCCGCTAGAGCACCGCCTAGACCCATCTGTAACCCGCTAGGCCCACCGCCTGTCGTTGTGGTAGTCGTGCCAAACATTCCTTGGCCCAATCCTGAAGCAGATAGTAGAGCGTTAATTCTGTTTTGATCTGCAATATTCTGTGCATCAATCCGCGCAATCTGAGCGTCAATCGCTGCTTGCGCCGGAGCTTGCTGCATTGCACCAAGATCTTGTAATGTACCAATACGACTTTGTTCAGCCGCCAATAATCCTGGCAATCTATTTGCCGCGTCAAGCTGTGCAGCCGCTGAAGCCTGTGAAGCTGATAATTGATTTCCGGCAAGAGCATTTGCAGCTTGTAACTGCCTTGATAAATCTTGTGCAGCGATACTCGCGTTAGCCTGTGAAGCATCTATTTGACGCCCTGATAAAGTGCTTAATAAATCAGCTTGACGCGCTGCATCAGTTTGTTGATTTGCCGCAAGTTGATTAATTGCTTGTAGCTGTCGCGCTAAGTCTTGCTGTTCTAAATCTGCATTTGCCTGAGAAGTTGTAATTTGATTACGCGCCAAAGCCTCAGACGCGCCTAATTGTCTAGCTAAATCAGCTTGGTTTGCACTAATTAGATTACTTGCAATATCAGTATTTTGCCCAAGGTTCTGACCAAATGCAGCCGATAATGCCCTTGTTGCATCAACCTGATTTGCTAAATTAGTTTGTCCCGCTCCCACGATATTCTGACCAAGAGTAGCCTCTCTAGAAAGATCATCGGATGAAACATTACCTAAAGCTTGTGCAGCCGCTAAACGATTAGCACGATCTTGCTGTAGATTTTGCGCAAGTATTGGTGCAGCGGCATTGGATATACCCGCGCCTAACGCTCCGGCAAATGAGTCCGATCCTAATCTACCGCCTAAAGCATACTGTGACGTGGCTTTATCTACTGCGCCAGAAATGGCACTATCTAGCTGTTGTTGCAAAAATGGATTAGTGCCTGAATCTACTGCCAAAGCACCAAGTAATCCAGTTGCAAGGTTTTCTCGGTTTTGCTGTGCAGTAAGCGGATCTAACGCTGTTGTTTGTTGGGATAGGTTTTGAAGCTGTGCAATCGCCGGATCTGTACTTCCGAACAAACCTTCAAGCCTAGACATATCTACAACTTGATTTGACAGGCGATTTAAGTTTGCATCATCAAATCCAACACGCTCTGTCCCACGCGCCGTTGACATGCGCTGCAGCCCACTTGGATCAAAGCCCGACTGCCCTAAAGCCGTATCAAACCTTGATTGATCAAAACCAACCGTGTTTGGATTTGTTGCATTGACCATTCTTTGCAGATTAACGTCATTAAAACCAATTCCTGTGTTGCCTTGTGCAAAATCAGTAAATGTCCTTTCAGCCTGATCTAAATATGCCGGACGGTCTACAAGGTTTCCCGCGTTTGAAAGTGCTGCATTTTGCAATGCAGAAAACTCAGCCATTGTTGGCCCATCATAGACTTGTGGATTAAACGCACCAATAGCACTAAAAGTCTTTTGAAACGGATTAAAACCTTCGTAAGCCTCAGTTAAAGCCTTTTCAATAGGTTCTGGAAGCTTTTGAACATTTTCGACTATTTGATTTCGGCTACCCTTACTCATTCGTCAAATCCTTCTTAAAAGTTATAAAGGCTTGCTCCCAACCGTGAGGTTCTAAAAATTTTGACCACGCCCTACGACCATAGCCCTCCAAATGAGAGCAATCATTTCGTCTTGCATGTTCTTCAATTTCCTTTTGAGCCATTCCTAACCATTCCTTCATTTTTGACCCGCCGATAAAGTCCATTGCGAGAGCTTTTCTGCGCGGATAATCAATTATTCGTGTTGAGATAACGCCGACAAACTCACCTCTGTCCTCATCAAGAGCTACCCAAAAGAGGTAAACGCCCTGCAATGCTGCGTCATAAACATCATTTATTCGTATTAATTCTGGTGAGAGGCGTACTGCCTTATTCAACAACGGAGCTACATGCTGCCAAACTTGAGGCAGTAACGGAGCACCAATTGGTACTATTTTCATTTTTATCCAATGACTATGTATATAAACGTTCTGTCCGTCTGAGAGTTGTTAGCGTGAGTTACTGTAAAACTCTGCTTTGCTCTCGCTGATAGGTACATTGTGCCGCCGCCTTGTTCAGCAGCCGCATTTGCTGTTGTCGGGGTAAAAACAATAACGCTTTCACTACCCACTCTATAATCTGTTACTGTTGTGCTTGCTGCACTCGCACCAAGTGTCACTTCACCCGCTGCATTAATCTTTCCATCGACCACCAGATTAACAACATTTGCCGTTTCTCTAGGTGAGCCACCGCTTGCCGGAAGCTTTACATAATTTATCTCTGTCATCTTCTACCAAGCGTCACCGCGTCAACATCAACGCCAAGAGCATATCTCCAAGTGC